AATCGAGCAGACGGAGGCAAGGATAGTAGAGCTATCTAAGCCTTGTGTAAAATCACTTGCATTTAGCAGGTCGGAAGAACGCGACTTGCTGAAAAAGCGAGTGAAAAGAATGAAATCACAGTTGGAGGAGTTGGAAGATGAATGTACAAAGATTGATTGAACGCTATGAAAAATTTAAAGATAGCAAGAAGAAATTGACCTCAATTGATTTGGTTTTGAAAGAATTACGGTCTTTAGACGAACCAGAACCGTTGCCATTCAAATTAAAAGATGTTGTTAGTCGAATTAGAGGATTTGATCCAACAACCCAAACAAGATGGCTAAATGACATCCTCAAAGAACTAGGTGATGACTACGGTTCAATGAAATATCGTAAGGGATACGAGCAAGGCAAACTTGAGGGAGCATGGGTTGGTAATCAATTAAAAGATGCTGATAAGATTCGGCAAGAATTGAATAAACCAGTGATTCCGCAGTTTGTGGCTGATTGGATTGAGGTTTGTAAAGAACATCTTACAAGTTCTCTTTATCTTGCTATGACTCCAAGTTTTTTGAAATCAAATAACCAAGGCATTGAATTAACATTATGGATCAAAAAGAACGAAGAAACTTTTGCTCGTGCTTGGCTGGACGGCTACGAGGTCGAGAAAGAGAAGCTGTACTTTGTGAAGATTACAGCTGCAGAACAGTATCTTGTAAGAGTTGAAGATGAGAATTTCTTAGGATTCTTACAAAGTAGATTAAAGTCTAAATTCACCCGCAAACAACTAGAAGAAACTGGGTTCGGCTGGGTCTTCTCTTGTGAAGGAATTGAGGTTGAGGAGGTCACAGATTGAAACGAAAAAGCATATCTAAAGTCATGAGACAAAAAGTTTTGGATAAATACGGTGGTCACTGTGCTTATTGTGGCAAGGTTTTGGACTTGAAAACTTTGAGAGTGGATCATCTACACCCTCACTATTTAGGTGGAGAAGATAGTTTTGAAAACTATATGCCAGCGTGCTATCAATGTAATTTCTACAAATCTACTCTTCTGTTAGATGAATTCAGAGAGCAGATGTCTACCTTGCATGAAAGAATCAGCAAGCCATTTATAGCAAGACTTGGGTTAGATTATGGAATCATTGAAATCAAACCTTTTAATGGTAAATTTTATTTTGAGGAGGAGACATGAAACGATTCATCGCAATCTGGATTCTGCTATCAGCTGGGTTGAACGTCTGGCAGATGGGCAGGATTGCAGAACTAAAAAAGAAGAATCCGATGGTTATCTATAAAGCTGATAATCAAGGCGCCGAAATCAAAGGCAGAGTCGTCGAGAAAGGACGACATGGCAAGCTATACACGCTTACGATTCGTGATTACGGCATTTTCGTAGTCACGAAGGAAGTGTTTGATAATGTGAAAGTTGGGGATGAGGTGAGGTTATGAAATTCCTAGATCTATTCGCTGGCATCGGTGGGTTTCGTCTTGGAATGGAATCCGCTGGTCATGAATGTGTTGGTTTTTGTGAAATAGACAATTTTGCAAGAGCTAGTTATAAGGCTATACACGAAACGAGGGGAGAAATTGAATTACATGACATCACAACAGTATCAGACGAGTCTATTCGAGGATTCGGAAGTGTGGACGTTATCTGTGGAGGATTTCCGTGCCAGGCTTTCAGCATTGCAGGAAACAGACGAGGTTTTGAAGATACACGAGGAACTTTGTTCTTTGAAATCTGTAGGTTCGCATCTATTCTCAGACCTAAATATTTATTCCTTGAAAACGTCAGAGGACTCCTCAGCCATGACGAAGGAGCTACATTTGAAACCATCATCCGAACCTTGGACGAATTGGGGTATGATGTGGAGTGGCAAGTGCTTAACAGCAAGAATTTTGGAGTCCCCCAAAATCGGGAGCGTGTGTTCATTATCGGACATCTTAGAGGAGGATGTACCAGAAGAGTTTTTCCTCTCGGCGGAGAAAGTCAGTCAACTAGTAGCCAATCAGTCGTGAAAATTGGCAATGTAAACCCTTCTGGAAATGGCATGAACGGGGAAGTCTATCAAGCTGATGGACTAGCTCCTACACTAACCACAAACAAGGAAGAGGGGCAAAAGATAGCCATAAAAAGTAATACTATAAAACAATTTGGGGTATTGCAACCCAATTTTAATCAATGTGGGGTTGTTTACGAAACAGATGGCATCGCACCAACTATCAGAGCCTATCAAGGGGGAGGACTTGAGCCTAAAATCATCCAACGTGGTCATGGTTATAATCAAGGCGGAGAACATGACATCGCTCCTACACTGACAAGTAATAGTTATCATGAAAATAATGTTTTAAAAATAACAGAGGCAACTTCTCAAGGATATGCTGAAGCAGAGGTTGGGGATAGCGTGAATTTGTCACACCCTAACTCTAAAACACGCAGAGGGCGAGTAGGTAAGAAGATAGCAAATACTCTCTTAACTGGAGAGAGTCAAGGCGTGGTTGAGCCTGATTTTAGAATTAGAAAACTAACACCTCGTGAGTGCTGGAGATTGCAAGGCTTTCCTGATTGGGCTTTCGATAAAGCTCAAGAGGTAAACAGCAACAGTCAATTGTACAAACAAGCAGGGAATAGCGTGACCGTGAATGTCATCGCTGCAATAGCAAAGGAGTTACAATGAACACGCTAGAAAATGTCAAACAATGGTTTATTGACCGTGACCTTGAGAACGGTGGACGGTTAGACAAGCAGTCACTCAAACTCAGCGAGGAGTTCGGCGAACTATGTGCTGGGTACCTCAAGAAGAATGAGAAGCTGACCAAGGACAGTATCGGAGATTGTGCAGTTGTGATTGTCGGTTTATCCTTGCTTATCAAGGAAGATGTGAATCAGATTTTCAAAGAATCTGATAATATCAAGAGAAAAGATGCAATGGAAAGCTTCATCTCACTTAATGCAAATATCAGTGAGTTTCAACTATCACAAGGGTTTGCTAGTAAGGTATTGTGCAGACATAATCTAGTACGCTCGATCGGTTATCTGAAATCAATCAGTAATGCCCTTGGATATGATTTTGATGAATGTTTTGAACTTGCTTATCAAGAAATCAAAGACCGTAAAGGTCGCTGGATTGACGGCTCGTTCGTGAAAGAGGAGGATTTAAAATGAAAAAATTAGGAATTGTTTTAGGAGTGGTATTTGTAATCGTTGTATCTCCGTTCGTTGTTCAGTATGGATGGAATGAAATTATCACAACAATCATTCCAGTTGGTAAAATCACAGTCTGGCAAGCATTAGGGATGGATGCACTACTATCTTTCATCTGGCCTGTGTTATCCAGCAAAAAGGAATCTGAAGAGGATTATTCTTATGCTGTAAAGAGCAGTATTTCGAAAATCATTACATGTGCATTTTTAATTTGGCTAGCTAGTTTGTTTATTTAAGGAGAATTTGAGATGACACCAAAATTCAGAGCTTATGATAGTGGCTCATTAAGTCGTATGTATCAACCAGACGAAGTGATGGTTGGTGATGGCAATATCTGGATTATTGATGAGGATTCTGTTGCTGGTGAATGGATTGTGAACAATGACATTCACCTCATGCAATCAACAGGAATCCTTGGAAAGAATAGGCAGGAAATCTTTGAGGGGGATATCTTAAAATTTAATGATGAGTGGAATGAATATTGTCACGAGGGTTATGTAGATGGCTCAGTAGAAGGTATTAATTTCGTTGAAGTGGTGAGAGGTGAAGCTTGTTTTGAGTTCGGGAAAACTAAATATCCCGAATCATCTCTATTCATACGAATGGAAGATGAACATCTTACTTTCGCTGAATTGATAAAGAGTAAAGACTTTGAGTTTGAAATCATCGGAAACGTCTACGAAAACCCAGAACTTTTGGAGGTAGAAGAATGAAACCAGAAAAAATTGACAACGTAAACAAACCAAGCCACTACCAAGGCTCAAAAGGCCTTGAAAGTATTGAAGTGATTGATAACTTCATTGGCAACTTGCCAGGTAAGGCTGCATGGTGCTGGGGAAATGCTATCAAGTATCTATTACGCTTCCAGAAGAAAAACGGCCTTGAAGACCTGAAGAAAGCCAGAAAGAATCTTGACTGGCTTATCGAGGAGATGGAACATGAGAATAAAAACATCAAATGATTCTATCATCAACGTTGATAGTGTGAAGCATAGCATCACAATTGAAGGAGTTGAGTTTGGTTCAGATTGTAGTGCTTTGGTATCTAAGAATAAAGACGGGACAGGAACAATCACTCTGATATTTGAAGGAAAAATTATTTGAAATAGAAATGAGGTGAGAGATGCCTTTTTTTCCAGAAATCAACGAAGCCAAAACTAAAGAAAATGCCAAGAAAATTTTAAAAGGATATCCTCGATGGCGTCGTGTGGCCAATGATCAAAATGGTCAAAAGGTGACGACTACATACTCTTTCATGCCTCGCAATCCAGGAAGCGACACGACTAGTCAGGTTGAGAAGCTTGCTATCAGAAAAGTAGATGCAGAAATGGAGTTAGATGCAATCGAGCAAGCTGTCAGTGGATTACATGATCCTTTATATCGTAGGATACTTTTCGAGAAATATCTTCAGTGGGATTGTAAGAAGGATGAATCAATCGCAATGGATTTGTCTCTTTCAGAAAGTTCTTATTACGACATTTTAGATAAATCTCTGATGGCATTTGCAGAACTTTATCGAAATGGAGAACAAATCGAAACGCTAGACTAAAAAATGGAGTTTTCTTGGAGTTTTCTTGGAGTAAATTTGGAGCAAGTTCGGAGTAAATATATAATTTTGTGTGCTAAAATTATATTATGAAATAATTGTAAAGGCAGGCACATCCTGTCTTTTTCTTTGAGTTTGGAGGTGATATCGTGAAAAAAGTAGAACCAATCCGTGAGCTTGATGATATTGAGAGGATGAAAGATTTTTTGAAATCAAAAAGCGAGCGAAACTATGTTCTAATCATGTGCGGTCTATATTCAGGAATGCGCATCAGTGATATCATACCTCTTCAGGTAAAACATGTTACGAGTGATAGAATCGAAGTCACTGAGAAAAAGACAGGAAAAGTCAAGCGATTTGCTATCAATCCAGAATTAAGAAAAGCGTTAAATCACTACATCAAAACAAATGACCTACAAGATTACGATTATCTGTTTCCGAGCAAAAAAAAGATTAGGACGGACGGTGTGCGTATCGCTCACATTGGAAGAGTTGCAGCTTACCAAATTTTAAAGCAAGCGGCTGAACATGTCGGGTTGAAAAATATTGGCACTCACTCTATGAGGAAGTCATTTGGCTATCATCATTACAGACGAAATCAAAATGTAGCCATCTTGATGGAATTATTCAATCATTCGTCACCAGATATTACACTTGATTATATCGGCATTAAGCAGGATGAATTGGATGATTCAATGATGAATTTTAGCTATTAAAAACCTATTTATTTAACACATTGAAAAAATGTAAATTAGTTTTTAATAAAACAGATGTGAGCACTTGATATGCTTGAGGTTTGAGGATGTTGATTTTATTTAACAGAATATAAGATATGTTAAA